AGATGTTCTTAGATCCATATAATGTTCCAGATTCAATAAAAAATATAATTACCGATTTAGTAGATTTAGTACACCAGTATGTATATGTAGAATATTTAACTCCAGATAGCATTGTTAAACTTAATAATCATATGAGAAATACAGTATTATTAGTTGATACAGATTCAAATGTTATTAATTCAGATTTGTTTGTTTCATTTGTATTAGATAGTGTATTTCCTGGTAGCACATTTAATAGATCTCGTCTATATAATGAAATGATTCTTACTAATGTATTGGCTACAATGTTAGATAAATGTGTAAAAAATACATTAGACTATTATGGAAGATGTCATAATATGGATGAAGCATCAAGAGCTGAACTTACGATGAAAAATGAATTTATGTTTAGAAGATTCTTCTTGATGTTAACAAAGAAAAGATATGCAGCTTCTATTGTATTAAGAGAAGGAAATATGATGCTTCCATTCAAATTAGAAATTAAAGGAATGGATTTTATCAAAGCAGGTGTTACTGATGATGTAACTAGTAAGTTTACTAATATGCTTAAAAATCATATTCTATTTGCTGAAGAACCTCAACTTCACAATATGATGAAAGAAATTAAACAATTTGAAAAAGAAATTTATAATGATCTAAGAAATGGTGGAACTAAATATCTCAAGAGTTCTCAATATAAACCTGCAGAAGGATATTCTAAAATTAAAGATGCTAATGGTAAAGTTATTGGTAGTAAAGCATGGTCACTACCAGTATTTAGAGGTTCTGAAATATGGAATATATTATACCCTGATAAACAAATAAATTCATTAGATAGAGTAAGTATTGTAAAGCTTACAATAACTAATATAAAGGATCTAGATAAAATCAAAGATCAATTTCCAGATGACTATAATAATGTAATTACTAAGATATATGGATCTAATAATCCTAATATTATAAATGCTGGAATGAAAGTTATTTGTATTCCTAATACAGTATATCAGATTCCAGATTGGATAATTCCATTCATTGATTATGATGTAATTATTTCTGATGTAATTTCATCATTTAGATCTGTACTAGATTCTTTAAAATTAGAAGGTATGGCATTTAAAACTCCTAATGGAAAAGCTAATATCACATCATGTTTAATTAGTTTATAAAAGTAAACAGTGAGGCGAACCATAAAAATATCAATGATTAAAATATAATAGAAAGTGAGGTAACTATATTATGCCATTTCTGCCTTATAGCATTAGAGGTGAAGATTATGATTTCGATAAAGATGAATCTTTAAACATGATGATCAAAGAGTATACTAATAATACTGGGGAAGTCAAAAAGATTTCTCCAGATAATAATATTGATATGTCTATTGAAGAAAATAGTAATGCAGATATACCTGCAACATATGAGGATGTTGTCAGACATAATGTATTTAAATGTTCAATGTCTTTAGATGTTATTATGGAAGGAATTGAAAATCAATTTGATAATTATATCAGTAATGATGATTCTAATAATTATGTCGATATATTTTATGATGCACTACATGATTCTTTTAAAGCTGCAACTGAAGATAATGAATTACATCAAGAAGATGTTATTAATGTATTAAATGAAATTCAAGATAAATTTATTGATACAATAACTGGATTATTTAATACTAGATTAACATTAACAATTGCAGATATTGAATCAGAATCATATGATCAAGATGAAGTTGAATTTATTATTAGAAAATTATATGAATTCTTTATTTTAGGAGCAAAGAATAATTTCAAAGTTGCAATTGCAAATGATGCAAAGAAACGAATTAATGGAATTATTAATAACCATCGTGAATATATTATGATGTTAAGAAATATGATGATTGATTATTCTCCATTAATTACTACTTTTGGACCAATGGAATTTTTAACATATATAGGAGATCAAGAAATTATTGATCTATTCGATGATGGTAAAGTTATTGGTAATTTCTTAAGAAAATATTCTCCTAAGTTATATCAGAATGAAGAATTTGAAGTAGAACTTATTACTTACATCACAATGGTACATCAATTCAATCAAACAATACAGGAGGAATATAATAATGGCTGATAATAAACAAACTTCTACTAGTACCAGTACTCAGATTAGAAATCTTTATTCTGAGGGAATGTCATATATGAATCTTAGATTCTTTAATACAAATCTAGGTATAAATATTTATCCATTTACAGGTAGAGATAATAATGGACGTTCCATTTATGATAAAAATAATTATATTGCAACTACTGTAAATTTTGAAAGTGCATTTGCACTTTACCAAGCATCAAATGATGTTATTGAAGGTAAAGTTAAAGAATTAGATATTACAATTCCATGTACATCAGGTGCAAATATTCTATTTCAGTGTAAAACGAATCAGAATAATCAACCTGAAGTCATCATGACTGTTATGAAAAATAATGTAAATATTCCATTCAAGTTTGCAGTATTAAATCAAACTATTAAAAATAATAATGGTCAAATTGAACATACTGTTTCTCATATTGGTTTAGGTGCATTCATGAAAACAGTTGAAGGATATTTGAATGGTATTAATGCTAATCGTCATTTAGATAAACTTACAGATGATTATGTTAAACTTATTAATGGTTCTCAATCCAATGATAATAATCAATCAAATAATAATCAGCAGAATAATCGTAATAATAATTACCGTGGTAATTATAATAATAATGGTGGTTATAAGAAAGGATATAATAACAATTATAAACGCCAATACAATAATAACAATGGTGGCGGATTCCCATCACCTCCTTCAAATAATAATTGGAATAATAACAATAGTCAAAATTTATCATCTTATGAAATTAATAATTAAGATTGATAAATAAAATGGTAGAATATGACGAGGGCCCCGCAAACCCTCGTCATATTCTTTTCAAAACAAAGGAGGTGAGTTTCATTGATAACAAATGGAAAACCGTTTGACACAAATATATTTTTTTCAGGAGGAGCGGGTCTATTTCTTCAGTATCATGATATTATAAAACCAGCATATTTATATGCGATTATTAAAATGATAATTACTGAAGAAACATATGGATTGCCAGTAAATATTATCAAAAAATTTTCAATTTTATCCATTATTGAATGGTATATAAAAAGAAGATATAAAAATCCATTACAATGTTTAGATTTTAATCATAAAGGTGAAGATGAATATTTAGATGAATTATTACGAATTATTTTGAATAATGATAAATCAATTTATAAATATAGCCCAGCATTAAATATCAATAGAATGTTGAATGTATATAGAAGACAACATATGTCATTTCCAATTTACGTATATAGTGAAAATGAAGAATATCATATAAGAGAAGATTGTAGTAGACTTTTCCAAGGTATTCAATTTAAATATCTACATGGAGATTTAAAACAAGCTATTCAAAGTTGTGATCAAAATTTCACTTATATATTTTCTGATATAGAATTAGTAAAAGAAGCTACTCAAATTTTGATAGGAACTTGCTCACATATTTTATTAGCAGCAGAGTATAGATATAATTATACTGATAATTGTAAAACATTAAAATATGATCTAACTGAATTAGCTTCAAAACATCCATTTGTTAGAATTGGATTAACTACTGCTATTGATTCAATATCATTAGCTAAGTCTTTTACTAATTTAATTAAAATTCAACAGGAAGGAGCTATTTAATGCTACAATTGAATGCAATTAAAACGGTTGATACACAACCAGAAATAATACCTAGATGGGAATATAAAAAACATGCATTTCCAAATGGTGCAGAAAGTTATTGGATAAAATGGCGTTGCCATCCAGATGATATGAGATTCTTTTCAATGCCTAAAACGATGATTATTAAATTCGATAAAGAATTATCTCACATTAACAATGAAAATATTTCTGCATTAAATGAATGGAAAGTAACTAAACTTTCATATTCTTCATATTTACCTAGAATGTGTGAAGAATTAAATTTCTTTGAAACTATGTATGATCAAGAGGGAGAATTAATTGCTGCTTTATTTAAAATCAAATATTTGATTGATGTTGATAATATTTCATATACAATGAAAAATTTTGATGCATTTAAAGATTTAGTATATAAAACTATTTTTACTGAATCTATGAAGAATAAAATTACTAGAATGATTGAAGAAAATTATGTTGATGATATTGAAGCTGAAAATATTAAAAATATGAAAAACCCTGATATGTTAAGTATCATGCAACGTAAAAAGAAATCATTGGAGTTTTTAAATGTACATGTAAAAGCAATGTTAATGATATCATTTGGAATAAAAATATTATCATTTATTGTAAATCATTTTGCAGTAATGAGATCAATTAATATTCAAAAGAATATAGAATTATTTTATAGATTCTATGTTGGTATGTTTGATGTATTTGATTTTGAATTTAATATATACAATAAAATTTACAGCTATGTTGAATCGAAAACAAGTACTTGTGCAAATTTCAACCGTTCCATATTCAGTCAACAAGAAGTAGAGGGAAAAGATAAGAGTATAATTATAAATCAATTAATGACACGTAATGTTGTGATAGATAATATGATTAAATTTCAAATGCCTCAAACATGGAATTCTGCTAAGGAGCAACCTAATGAACGCGTTCTCAGCTTCTTATGTAGTATTATAAATACACATTTATCAATTTTCATTATGCAGGTAAACTAAACTGCCTGTCTTCTCATAATTGCGGGAACATCTTGTTAGACTTATACTACCAAGTTATACTAGTGATACTATAATGGTCTAGAGTAACTAACTAGAGTATGGTAACAAGGTATAAGGTAGAGAAAATCCGCAGCTAATCAACTAGTGTTAACTAGTTGCAGGTTCAACGACTATCGAAAGCAGTAATGTGAGTAGAGTAGAGCCTAAGTTAATGAGGTAGGTATATCCTTTAAATCGAAATGAGAAGCACTACTAATAGTAGTGAAGATATAGTCTACTCTATACCAAGAGGTATAGTAGTTCATAAAAGAACGGTATTAGTGTTGCGAACTAATATGAATGCCAGGATTTAGACGTAATCTTATAGAGACGAGTATGGTCCCTGATTCTGATGGTAATAGTAAAAATGATAGATATAGAGCATCTAAAATGAAACTAAATGAAGAATATGTAATTACATGTTCTATGGATATGAAACAGATTGCTGATCATTTATTTAAAAAATATGAAAAAGAAATTACTCCAGAAGAAATTGAATATTATCGCAGGAATTTGAAACCAAGTAGACTTCATCAATTAATGGTAGAAATTTATTTCTTCAATTATACTGGATCAGCACAAGAATTTGCATTATTAAGAAATTTAGACTGGCATAAAATGTTATTGGTAATGCGTAAGGATATTATGCGTAGATTTAATGTAGATAAAGATAGTTTATTAGATTCTGCATTATCATTAATTATCACCAGTAATATTGAAGAAACTCCAGTTGGTGAAAAGATGTACGTTAAAGATACTAAGTATCTAAAAGATCATCCAGTATATAATGAATTGGTAGAAAAGTTTTATTCTACTATTATAGATATCAATCCTGATATCATTAAGAAGTTTCTAATTACATTTGTTAATAGTAAATACAGATTCGTATTATATGAACATCAGGAATTGTTAGATGAAGAAATTTCATTAAATAAGAAAGAATTAATTGATGAAATTCTTACATTTCTCTTAATAGCCAATACAAATATTTCATTGGAAGGTAGAGTATAATATGTATAATGATGATAAACTAAAAGTTTATTTTGATGCAGAGTTTACTGGACTCCATAAAGATACTACTTTAATTAGCATTGGATTAGTATCTGAGAATGGAAGATATTTCTATGCAGAATTTAATGATTATGATAAGTATCAATGTGATGATTGGATAAAAGAAAATGTATTAAATAATTTGATATATGACGACAATTTTCCTGAAACCAATAATATGAATAATCGTCGTATGCTCGTTTATGGTTCTAAAGAGTATATTGGGCATGCATTAAAAGAATGGCTTAAATTGTTAAGTGAAGATAATAATAAACAAATTCAAATGTATTGTGATTGTTATGCATATGATTGGATGTTGTTTAATGATTTAATATGTGAAAATGGTAAAGCATTAAATTTACCTGATTATATTTATTATATTCCAATGGATCTGAGTACAGCATTACAATTAAATGGTTATGATCCCGATATCACTCGTGAAGAGTTTATTAGATCACAATTAAAGTTACTTGAATTCTTATTCCCATTAATAAATGACCATGGACCAGCTAAGCATAATTCTTTATGGGATGCTTATATATGTAAAGAATGTTTTACGAAACTATCTTTTCTAAATGATGAAAAAAATCTGGAAAGATTGTAAATAAACCAACAATGAGGTGTTGGGAATATTCCCAACACCTTATTTATTATATATAAAGGTGGTAATATTATAATGAGCATTCCATCAATATTAATTCATCATTATGGTATTTTAAACAAAAAGGAGGAAAATGAAACAGTAATGAGTAATAAAATTAGAGGTAAGAAAATGACTGTTGCACAAATGAAAATTGTTAATAAGTATGATAAGTCAATTGATGTGAATGAATGGTTATTTCTTAAAGAAGAACATGTTGATTCCAATGGTAATAAAAATGCATCAAAAAATTCATCTGTAGATAAATATTTAAATATTATTAATAAAAATACTGGTGAGATTAAAAGAATATTAATGTAATATAAAGGAGTAGATTTATGCGAATAAAATTTAGTAGATTAAATTTAGAATCAGAATGTATGTATGATTGTATTAATGGAAAGGGATTCATTATTAGTGATGTACCATTTTCTGATATAGATAAGTCAGTTAGGAATATGGATGGTCCTCGTAGCCCTAGGTTTGGTACGACTTATGGCGATGTTAATGAGTTCATGGATCGTTATCATTGTAAATGTGGACGATATGTAGGAGCAACATTTGAAGGTGAATTATGTCCAGAATGTGGTACTAAAATTGAATATACTGATGTTGATATTATGTATACTGGATGGCTTAACTTTTATCCATATAAAATCATATCACCACTTTTCTTTCATCGATTACAATCAGCATTATCAAAGAAAATATTAGAAAATATTATATCAAATGAAAATATAATTACATCATCAGGCATCATTAGAAAACATAATGATGCATTAGAAGTAAAGAAAAGTTTATTACAATATCACAATATAGGGTAAATATTGTTGCTCTTTCTCTCATAATTGCGGGAAACTCTCGTTAAGTCTAAGGTACTGCAGCTACTGGTGACAGATAGTGTAGCAGATAGTATAACAGCTATCGGATAGTAAAAACCCTTAGAATAGAGAAAATCATACGCAGCTAAGATAATAGTTATATATTATTTATATAAGATATTAGAATCTGGTATATTCTAATATCAGAAAGGAGGTAATGATATATGGGTAAGAAACATAGATACAAGATATCAGAAAATTATGATTTAGAACAAGCTGTATTGAATATGAATTGGAAATCAGTTTTAATACATGGAGAAATGACAAGATATGAAGTTAGTGATTGCGGCTTGGTAAAAAGTTTAAAACACAATATTATCCTTGCACCAGGAATGGATACTTATGGATATCCTCAAGTTGGAATATATTTGAATGATGTTAGATTTAATCGAAAAGTTCATAGACTAGTTGCTGAAGCATTTATTCCCAATCCTGAAAATAAACCTGAAATAAATCATAAAGATGGTAATAAAATAAATAATGATGTTAAAAATCTTGAATGGTCTACAACTAAAGAAAATATTGACCATGCAATTAGAACAGGTTTACGTAAACATATTGATGCATTAAGTGGAGCATATCATAAATATGAAATTGATATAATACATGAAATATGTAAATTATTAGAAGAAGGTAAATTACAACAAAAGGAAATTGCTGAAATATTAAATGTCCCTAAGGGAATAATTTCTGAAATTAAATGTAAACGTATATGGCTTAGTGTATCTTGTCAATATAATATTGATCTTCCTAATACTAGAGGCGAAACTCATCATAATGCAATATATACTGAAGATCAAATTTGCAAAGTGTGTCAAATGTTACAAGATCGAAAATATAGTTATAAAGAAATAATGAAAATTACAGGAGTTTCTAAATCTTTAATTGCTAATATAAAGAATAAGCATAGTTGGAAATGTATTTCAGATTTATATGATATTCCTCCTTCTAATTATATTGGTGAAAATCATTATAAATCAAAATATATGGAAGATCAAATTCATTATGTATGTAAATTATTAGAAGAAGGAAAATATACTCATTCTAAGATTTCTGAAATTACTGGAGTGAGTAAAAAGGTTATTTCAAATATAAAATATAAACATTCTTGGACTCATATATCTAAATTGTATAATATATGATATACCAGATCATTTATTATAACATAACTATTATCAAGTTCAACGACTATCGAAAACAGTAATGTGAGTAGAGTAGTACATCAGCTAAAGATGTAAACGAAACGAGAGACACTACTAATTAGTAGTGAAGATATAGTCTAGTATCCTATAGAAATATAGGGAAGTTCATAAGAGAACTGCACTAGCTTGCGACTAGTGTGAATATACGTACAACAGTTTTATGAAAATTTTGAAGAAATAATGTTGTATTATAAAAGTAAACGTAAACAAAAAGCTGATTTAATTGATTCATTAATTAGAGATAAAGATTTAGTTTGGACATCTAAAATTCCAGTATATTCAACTGTATTACGTCCTCAAGGTGTAACTGCTGAATCATATTATTTTACTACAGCAGATAAGCATATTAATCCTTTAACAAATATATGTATTAATTTAAAGAAAGCTTCTCCAATTGAAGTACCATTATATTTATATCAAGCTCAAATGAGAGTAAATGAATTATGGGGTATTAATTTTGTATTAATTGACGGAAAACATGGATGGTGTAGGGGAAATGTGCTTGGAGGCGAGTTGATAATATAAAATGGCTCGCTATAAACTAGGTTAATTGCGGGAACATCTTGTTATGTCAATACTACCAAGTTATACTAGTGATAGTATAATGGTCTAGAGTAATTAACTAGAGTATGGTAACAATGTATTGAATAGAGAAAATCCGCAGCTAATCAACTAGTGTTAACTAGTTGCAGGTTCAACGACTATCTCATAGGACTAGTAATACTAGTCAACAGGAGTAGGGCCCAATTGCATATGGGGTGAGTGAAAATCTCTTAAATCGAAATGCCTAGCTCTGTTCATTTAATAATGAGCTAAAGATATAGTCTCGGCATCCTATAAGAATAGGAGAAGTTCATATTCAATTCATATGAATATAAATGAATTGATTGTAGAGAACTGCATAGTAGTTGCGATACTATGTGAAGATTACGTTAACTACAGTGGCAGGAGCGTTATAGTTCTTGATCCAACATTAAAAGTAGATGAGGTAGATATACCATATAAAGCATTTATTGAACAATTCAAAGGTAGAATTGTTAGACGCATTATAATGGATAAAGGTTGGAGTATTACTAAAGCATATAATTTCCTAGCTAGTAAATTTATGTATGATGATTATGTATATTCAATTATGTGTGATATAGTAAAAGATGAAAAACCTTCACTTATAATCAATCGTAATCCAACTATAACATTTGGATCCATACTATTAATGAAAATACGTAAAGTAAAGCCTGATGCAGATGATATGTCGATGTCAATACCATCTGCAATACTTCCGGGTTAACAACAGTGGCCCATCCTCTCATAATTGCGGGAACATATTGTGCTTAACAATAATCTGTATATTTATAATTATATATTATTTATATATGGATGCCTAAAGCTTCTAATACTAACTTATCATGGTAACATAGATAAGGGCTGAACTAATTATTCAGGTATAGTAAAAAGTTAGAAGATATATGGTTGATCCGCAGGCAAGGTTCGTTTAATGAAAATTAGTATATAAAATGATAAAGGAGGTGAAAATAAAATGGTTGAAGGAATGTATATTGGAGATACATTTTATTTCATCGAATGGAGAAAGATCTATATTGATGGAATTCCTACACACTATGAAGTTAGTGAAAATGGTATGGTTAGAAATACTGATGATGGATATATTCTATCTCATGATATTGATAAAGATGGATATCATAAAGTGACTATTGGTGTTAGTGGAAAATCTAAACATTTCGGTGTACATAGGTTAGTTGCATTAATGTTTATTCCTAATCCTGATCATAAACCTATTCCACATCATAAAGATAATAACCCAGACAATAATGATGTATCTAATTTAGAATGGGCTACTTATGCAGAAAATCGTAGATATGCAGTAGAAGCTAGTAATGTTATAGGTAAACGTGGAGAAAATAGTCATTTAAATAAATATAAAGAAAAAGATATTCGTCTGATTTGCGAATTATTTGAAAAAGGTTTATCAAATATTGAAATATCTAAGATAGTTAATATGCCTAGAAAGTATATTACTGATATACGAAAGGGTAGAAGGTGGAAGTATATATCGAAAGAATATAAATTTGATCCAAAATCCTCTCATAGAGAATCAGGATATTATGAAGAGTTAGAAAATGCTATTCTTTATCAACTTTCTATGAATAAATCAGTATTAGAAATAACCAAAGAATTGAATTTACCTAATACTAAAATATATAAATCTCTAATTAAACGAATTAAACGAACCAGCCTCAACGACTATCTCCTAGTGGAGAGTAGCGCCTAAGCTAATGAGGTAGGTATATCCTTTAAAGCGAAACGAGAGGCACTAGTAATACTACTAGTGAAGATATAGTCTAGTATCCTACTGAAAAGTAGGGAAGTTCAATTTCAATTCATATAAATATAATGAATTGATTATAGAGAACTGCACTAGCTTGCGACTAGTGTGAATATAACGCTAAATGCAGACTTTTGAGGTTAAATCCCAACCATTGGAGTCTTTAAATTTCCTTAATTGCGGGAAACCTGTAATATCTGTTAATACCAAATCATAGTAGTAATATTATGATGGCAAGAGGTAATATCTCAAGGTATGGTAACAAGTTAACAGAGTTGGGTAACCGACGCAGCGAAATATCCTTTAAATCTCAATTATATATTTTAAAATAGAAAGGAGTTGAAATATTATGGCATATGTCAAAAGAGAAAGAAGTCAAAAGGCTATTGAAAGAAGTGCAAAAAAGGTAGCTAGAAAAAAGCGTTTACAACGCAAACAAGAAGCATTTATAGCATTAGATGCTTCTGGTAATAGACCTACTTTAGCATCAAAACCAAAACAGAGAATTACAAAAGAAATGTATCTTAGAGAGCTTGAGAAGATACCACATGCAACTGAGTATACTTTATTAAGTGATTTTAAATTATATACACCAAAATGTCTTGTTCAGTATAAGCATAATGTTTGTGGTACTAAATTTCAAGCAACTCCTAAAGATTTCGAGTTGAAAAAATCATTATGTCCTACATGTTATGGCAATAGAGATTTAAAGGATACGAGTTCAACGACCAACGAACAACCCTAATACATTAATATCGAATTAGGATTAGTAGTGTAGAGCTATATATAATAAATATATAGTGGAAGATGGGATTCCTTAAATCGAAACAGGAAGCTATAGAATATTATTCTGTAGAAGATATGGTCTACTATTTAGATATTAAATATTTAATATCTAAAAGCAGGATGGAGATGTATTAAATACATTATCGATGCCACTTGATGAAATATCTGAGTGGTTTGCTGGCTTTAGTCCTGTCAATATGATGATCAACCGCGTTGATGAGACGATTAGGTACGATTGCTCGGCACTAGAGAATATCACCTTGGCCATTCTAAGCGACAAATAATCAAAAGAGGAGGGTTGATACCCTCCTCTTATTTTTTATTTATATATTATTTTTGTATAATACATATACAAGTTATTGATCCTAAAAGAATAATAA